TCAGATAAGCCGTTTCCCATGCGTTAGACTTCGACATTACCGTGTTCCTCCTGCATCCGTTTCCAGATCGATACCCTGAATATAGCTCCAGCGCACGCCCGCATCTATGGTTGTCGTTAGCTGAAGATAACGCCCACGCGCGCGCATGGGAATACGTCCGCTGCGTTGCAGCACGCCAGACGTTACGACGCCAGTGCCATCGCCCATCTGCTGACGTGCATCGGTGCGAATACTGATCCCGGTATTGGCGTCAGACATTGGCCATACCGCCCGCAGCCGTGAAACGTTAGGGTCGCCCGGTGCCTGCCAGCCCAACGCCAGCGTAGCCTCCAGATTGGAGCCAGAGAACGCGCCGATACGGTTCTGCCGGTCCACAACGTAGAGCCGCGGGTCGCCGCCCTGAAACCGCGGATCGTCCAGCGAATAGGGCATGGTGTCGAGGTTGGGATAGATTGCCGCAACGCCTTCAAGCGAGATGCTGCTTTCGTAGCCTGCGAACAGGCCTAGGAACGGCACCTCAATCGTGCTGGCGCGATCAATGACCCAATTATAAACCCAGATACGCCCCGGCACCCCAGGTACGCCCCACATGACCAGTGAACGCTTGGGATCGACCGCCGCCCACAGCTTTTCATAATCGTCCACCGACACGCTATCGCGGAAGGTCTGGTCAAACTTCTCGTTGCCGAGCGGGCGCAGCGACTGGCCGTCCTCCAACGCCATGAAGCCGCGGTCGGATAGGAAGAACACGGTGCGCCCGGACTGCGCGATACTGCCGCTGGAAGCACACCCAACGTTGGTGGTGATCTCGGGAAACTGGAACGGCGCCTTGTCGTCGCCGGTGCGCTCCATGCGTACCAGCCGGAAACGCTGGAGGATGACGCCGTATTCCCCGCCAGCGATGCCCTTGACCTCACCGCCGGTCAGCATCGGCTGGAACCCCGACTGATCGACTCCTGCGGTCCACTTGGTGTGGTCGTTGAACCCCGACCACTGAACCAGCAGCTTGTTGCCGTCTGCCTGCGTAATGACGACGTAATCACCCACCACGGCCACGCCGTTACCGGTCGGGCAGCCTGCGATGTCGGATGCGCTACCTGCGGTAAGATCGATCTGCTTGGTATCGACGCCGTTAACGGCAACCACGAAGTCACCGAACTGCGTGAACCGCCAGCGATCGACCACGGACATAGCGGCTAGCAGCGTAGTCCAACCACCACCGGAATAGCGCTCCAGCCCGTTAGCCGTGCCTGCGATGAGGTACGTGGTGCCGGTAGACGAAATGAACGCCCCGCCGCCCTTGAACGTCGCCTGCAACGGCGTGCTGATTGCCGCCAGCGCCTTTACCGGGCGATAGCCATCCGCAGCCGGCAGCACGTTGATCGCCTGCGTCAGGACGTTGCGCGGAAGCTGGTCCGGAAGATAGGCTGGGAATGGGAGGCGCTTGGTGGCCACTAGATCCGCACCCGACTAGAAACCTGCGGAACACCCCTAGGCGTCAGCGGCGCGCCACCCCACCGCGCATTTTGTCCCGCCTTATTGATTTCACCCGTCAGCGCCGACACCTCCTGCGCAGCCTGCGCCATACCATCGCTGTCGCGCTCACGACGGGCGAGGTGATACATCACGCCGGCAACGTACAGGTCGGGGTGCTTACGCAACAGCCAGTTGGACACCTGTGCCGAGGTCAGAGCGCCGATGCGGGCGTAATAGACCATCTCGACCGCGGTGTTACCGACCGGCCCCACCCGCAGCGAATTGCCCTCGATCGTATAGGCCATCGGCGTACCCGAACGCCCGTAATAATTTGCCAGCATGCCTGCGGGCGACATGGACGACAGCGGCTGATCCGGCATACCCTCCACGAAGATAAACCGCATTTCCAGAAAATCGTCCGGCAGCTGCGTCAGCTCGTCCGTAATCGTAAAAACTGCACGGGATTCCATATCGGGCGTGCGCAGCGAGCGATTGAACTCCGCTTCCGCCTTGCGCAACGCACGGTCAATGGCCTCCTGATCGTAATCCACGTCATCCATCATGTCGCGAATTTCGGTCACTAGCTCCGAATAGTTGGTGATGGCACCGGGGGCATATGTCGGGATTGCGATGGACATTATGGCGATACCTTAATTGCGATGAGCCAAGCGACAAAGGACATAACCGCCCATAGCACGACACGAATGGTCTTGCCCCAAGGTTTTACGCTTGGCTCATCGTGCATCAGCTTGCGCTCACGTCCGAACGAGCAACAGCGATCACCGATACCGTTGCACCCGCTGCTGACCCGCCGAAAATGTTATAGCCGGTCAACTGGCCAACGATCGTATTAACGCCCGTAACGACACCCGAGACCAAGGTCAGTAGGCCGGACAGCGGGTTGATCGTCGGCAACATCTGGGCACGCTGGCCTTGGATGGTCACACCGATATAGCGGGAACTACCATCCTGCACCCACGCGATGCCGCGAAGAACCAATGGTTGCGACCCAGTGGTTGCGTCTGTCTCCGTGAGATTGATGCCGGGCTTGTTCGCGAACGACCTGGAGAACGTGACAGTGGCCTGCCCTGAGCCATCAAGCGTGGCGTAGGTAGTAGAGGTCAACCGCGGATGCTGGTGGCCTTCCTGTGCGTATTTGGCGGGATCCGTGCCGGGGTTACCGCCCAACGCTTCCGCCGAAGGAGTGGTCGTAGCAGGTTTTGGCAGGATTGCTTCGACGTCACCAAGCGACAGACCGCCGCCAGTCACTTCCGCCATCGCTAGAACTCCGTCGCGGTGTAAGGCTGACTGGCCGTCGCGCTAACGACAGTCACGGCGCGGTTCGTGTTGATGCGGATAGTTCCGCCAGAAGGGACCGTATAAGTGCCAGCAGAACCAATAGCGGCTGCCGCACCAAACTCGTTCACCCCCATCGGATTCGCGCTGATGTTCTGGATGTTGAGGCCGCGCCGCGTCGTGTTCGCTGCCGCAAGCTGCTGCGAGGTGTTCGCCGTCGCGTTCGTCGTGCCGCTACGATCAGTGCCGGCAGGGAGGTAACCAGTCTGGGTGTATGCAGGATCGGTAGCGCCTCCGCCGGGAGCATAAGTGCCGTCCGCGTTGGCCGTGTTGACGACAAGCGCGCCAAAGTTATCAAGACGAATCTCGCGCTGCTGGTTGTCCTGCATCGCGGTGGGAGTTGCCTTGAAGATACCTCGTGCTGTCGTCATTTCCTGCACCTTTAAATAATGAAATTCCGCACTCTCAGATACCTGTAATCTGGATGGTTTAAAAGCTTTCTTACGCCGTCCTTATGCGCAGGATTCCACATCTCAACGCCGAACTTGCTAGCCCATTCATACATGACAAGCGTAGGCACATGGGCTGCATGCCAAAGCTCACTGGTCTTATCCCAAGACTCTGCCTGGGCCTCTTTGTTACGATCAAGGATGGGGGAGACATCCTGTTCACGCCGGAAATGCCACCGTCCCCCATCCTCGTCGTCCGACGAGAACCAAGTCTTAACGCCCGTTGCCGGATCATAATCGAAAAGCTTCTCGTCGGCCACCTTACTTCACCTGCTTGTTATCGCGGAGAAGTTTGGCGGTGTCCTTGTCCACCTTCATCGTCTGTCCACGGCCAATGGTGCGCCCATCGCCCACATGAACTTCCGCCGGCAGATCGTCGGCGCCAGTGACTTCAACCATGTCGGCTTCGTCACGAGCGGAACGGGTTTCACGGCCCTTGTCGTCCGTCTCGACCGTGAGGTTCGCATCCGGGTTCGAACGCTGGCCGTGCGGGTTGGGATTGACATCGGTGGGCGAAAGCGGATGCTCCACGATCGTTTCACCCGCGACATAATCGTCTCCCATATGCTCGGTTTCTTCCGTCACGATGCCAAGAGCCGCGGCCTGCTTGCCAGCCTCCGAGATGTTGGCATACTCTTCGACGGGTTTAACCGGTTCACCCAGCGGGTTGGCGGGCGGCAGATCACGCACAGACGGGGCATCGGTGCCATCGCCCTGCGTCTCGGGCAGTTCCTTGCCCTGCGAGCTATCCTGCATCTTGTCTTCCTCGACGCCCGTATTCGGGTTCACGTCGGCATCCTTGCGGGGTCGTCCCATGTTCTCAACTCCTATAAGTTGGCCTGTCATACACAACGCATGACAGGCCGGTAGGGTTTAGGTCAAATCAGCGATCACAGACGACCCGCCCGCATTACGACATACCAGAGTTTCCTCGACATACATCGCATCACGATCGGCAAGACCGGTGGTCGCAAGCTTGCGCTTCTGCATCGGATCCAGCGTGGCGATCGCCCACATCTCCGGATCCACGATCAACACATCACGCGCCGAACAGAAGCGATCCGGCACGAACTGAATCTCGCCCACGTCCGACACGTACACGTCGGCGCCTGCAATGATCGTCAGCCGCTTGTCGCCAGTCTCACGACGCTGGGTCGCCAGACCCGAGAACGTCGCCGCAATCTGCTTCTGACCCAGCGACATAATCGCGAGGGTAGGATCGCCACCAGCATTCCATGCCTGCGCCACTGCGGCCTTCAGCAAGGTCTCCGTAAATGCGCGCTGCGTACCATTGGTGGCAGGTGCATTCGGGTATCCCATGGTCGAACCGCTCAGCGTCGGATTGACGCCGCCAGCACCACGCGAGGTGTTGACGTTCATAAACGCCAGCGCACCCGCCGATTCGCCAGCCGTACCGGCAGCGGGGGGAACCGCCGCAAGATTGGCCAGATAGCGAGCCTCGCGGTCACGCTTCATTTCCTTACCAGCCTTGGCGAGCTGATAGTTGTGCTCGTTGCTACGCCCCGCAGCCTTCACCGCCTGCTGGGTCGTGCTGGTGCCTACGACCTTGGTGAAAATCTGGGTGTAGTTGCCCAGACGGGTCGTTGCAGGACGGTTCTCGTTCGACAGGTCGTCGCCCTGAATCGCCTTGTTGTTGGCGTTCGCGGACACAAGAGCGTCGGTCTGCCATTCGTGGTAGACGGCGCCCGCAGTTTCGCGGCCAATTGCAGTGACAAACGGGGTTTCCGTGGGAGAAATATTCGAGATAATCAGTCTGTTACCGTGCTGGCTCTTTATCCGGCACATCACCGACTCTCACCGGTGCTCAGATCATATCATCCCAGAGGGGTCTGGGCCGGGCGCTCGTGGGAGGCGTTGTTTCCGCCACCTCCTGATCGTTGAACCTTCACCACCCCTCAGCTTTCGCTTCCATGTGGCGCTTGGCTGCTGATTACCCAATCCTTGCTCTTTTCGGCCCATCACGCTTGCCGTTGCCAGCTACGTTGTGGGGAACAAGGCTCTAAGGGCTTCCCAGCAATTCACCCGATTTTCCGTGATGCTCAATGAAGTGACATTTTTCGCAAAGTGCCTCGCCGTTTGCTGGATCGAACCTGAGCGCAGGATAATCCTTGAACGACTTAACGTGATGAACATGAAGCCGGATGATGTGACCGCAGCATTCGCAACGGCTGCCGTTTCCCGCTCCACAGCGTTCGCAAGTTTGGTTGGCTCTGGCTAAAACCGTTGCCTTCCATGCCTTGCTTTCCATGCTGCTGCGCTGCCGGTTGTTTTCCTTGGTGATACCGCCCTTCCAGTTTCGGTTGAGCGAACCAACATGATTTCCCGTCTGCGCTTTCCGCATGGCCTCGATATGCGCCTCAGTTTTCGCTACGCCTTTAAGGCGCTCCGACCGACTGATGTATGGCAATCCGGCTTCTTTGATGCGGGTGAATATCACCGTCTCTCCGACTCCGTAATGCGCCGCTAGCTTGGCCATCGACATTTGCCGATATAGCTTTGCCAGCTCATCAACCGAGGGGTTAAAAGCTTTCTTTGGTCCAGGCGAATGACGCCCTTTCTTCTGAATGCCCCACGTTTTTAGCCGGTATGCGACCGCTGACGTGGTAACCCCAAACTGCGCCGCTATGGCTGGCATGGGCGAGGTTTCATAAAGCCTCTCCAATTCCGTCCTATCGAGCGCTTTCCACTTTTCGAAATCCGTCATCTTCATTCCCCGAGCAATCGCGGGGACTTATCTAGTTGTTTATGACAACTACGTCAATCCGAAAGATCCTCACGGTTGCCCACTCGCGTTACCGTCTGGATGGTATTCGAGGGAACAGCCATTGTATGGCTCCTATAATGAGAGGTTGAAGGTCATTTAACCAAGGCGTCCGATAGCCAGCGCGGCGTCTTTAACATCGCCACTCGCTGCCAATCGTTGCCGTGCTTCGCGGTATCCCGTCTTTTCGCCGCTGCTAGGCTGGGCGGCGTTGGGGCGGGTCGTCCGCGCTTTCTTGCCATCTCGAACGCGCTGCATGTTGCGGGCAAGGGCTGCGTCATACTTCGCCGCCTTTTCCTGCCAATCCGACACCTGACGAAGCGCCTTCAGTTCGCTGGCCGTCGCATGCCCGATCTGGTTCATGTCCAGACCCAACTGCTTGCCGGCTTCGATCGCCTTGCTGAAGAACTGTTCCCGCGTGGCCTCGTTCTGGACTTCGGGGATGCTCAACAGCTCACGATCGCGCTGTGCGACCTCTGCTTCACTCATCGCGGTGTCGGCGTCAGTGCCTAACGACGTTGCCTGCTGCATAAGCTCGTCATGCTGGGCCTTGGCATGGTCGTACTGCGCCTTCTGGGCAATATAAGCGCCAGGATCGCTGTATGCCAAAGCCGGATCGGGAGCCTGCGGGGCATACGCCTGCGCAACCACCTTGATCTGCTCGGCAAAGCGCGCCTGCGCTACTGCGTCGGCACGGGCTGCTGCGGCTTCCGCCGTTCGCTGGGCCTCTGCTGCCTTCGTGGTCGCCGTCTGGACCTGGGAAGCCCTGCGGCCCTCCAGTTCGGCTACGTACTGCTGCGCTTCTTTGGGAAGCGCCGCAAACTTCGCCTTCTCTTCGGCAGTCAGGCTGACGGGGGCTTCGATGGCCGGCTCACCCGGTTCGTCGCCCTCATCATCCTCATCTTCGCTAACGTCGAGGTCGTTATCGTCCCCGTCGTCGCTCTGATCCTCGTCCGCTTCGGCATCGTCACCGTTTCCGGCGTCCTGCCCCCGCGCTTCTACCCGGCGGATGTTGTCATCGTCGCCTAGGTTCAAATCACCAATTGCTGCGGCTGCACTGTCCATGTCATCAATGGGTGCGTTGCCGGCTTCTACGTCGAGATGGGCCATTAACTGCTCCTAAGTGCGCCGTGGCGCGGTGTTAATTATTGCTATTGCATCCAGCGGCAGCCGCGAATCCTTCGCTATTCGAGAGTACAGAAACCGCCGTGCCTTGAGCCAATCCCTGCTGGAAGCCATTGCGCAATCCTCGCACAATCACCTCAACCATCGGGTTTACCTGATCGGAAGCGCCAACCAGCTCGATAATGCGACCTTCAATCAGGATATGATCCTTGCCAACTAAGTCGGTGACAATCTTTGCGAAGGCTGTGTCCATATACATCTCCATTACCGGATATTGGCAATCTTCTGCGTATGGCGGGTATCATTACCATAAATTTTGCCAGTTTCAATAACAGTCTGGAATTTACGCTCGATCTCGCGTGCGATCTTGTCCGCCATGGCAAGCGCCTTCAGACTATCCGTGTCACCGGGCTTTACGTCGCCCACCTTCTCAAAATAATCGCGGCGCAACGCGTTGAACATGTCGCGCAGGCCTTCTTCTTCGA